TTGAGCAGCACAAGCAGCAGCCCAAACAGTGTCTGCGGAATACGAAATCACAGGTTTAACATATTTTGCCATTTTCAACTCCGTTGTCTGTATATGAGTCTATTATACACCCAAAATGATTTAATGTCAACCGTAGGAAAGCCCCTTTCAGGGCCATCTTACTAAAAGATATTACTTTTTATCAGTTGCGAGAGCAGTACGCAATCCTTTGAATAGTTGATACTGAACTTTACTTGGATTTCCAGTGAGTCTATTAACAGGCCAGTAAAGCAAATCACGAATTCCATCACCAGTTATATCGACATAACTCATTGACGTATCAAAATAATCAGTTGATGGCGCAGGCAGCTTTGAAGTATCAACTAAGTTAAAATTACCCAGTCCATCATTAAGATACACAATAGGCAGAGCGCCTTTTCCAAGTGACGTGATCAAAATGTCATCATATCCGTCACCATTCAAATCTTCGCACGCCATCTTCAACACATTCAAGTTGGTTACTTCATTAGTGATTGAGATTGGGATATTTGTTAGTAAGTTGTTTGTTACTGAAAATGCCATTAGCTTTGAAGCCGAAATCATACTACTTCCTCCTTCAGTCAACACACCGCCTTTATAGCCGCCAATAACTTCATTCCCCAACAGCATCATTAGTGAAATTGAGTTTTCAGTTGGTGTTCTTTTAAGCTCACATCCGAGTTCAAAATTCGGATTAACATAATCCTTCCCACTTACGGTAATAAGTTTAGAAGCTCCCAATTCTGTGTTCCAACCAATCATTGAAATATCTTGAACAACGGGGAATGACCAAGATGAGCTAGTTAGCCAGGCTGAATTATTACTTGAACGAGTATGTAATTCAATACCAACTCCTGCCCAAGCAGTAGATATAGCAATGCGTGAATTTTCGATTGCTGATGTTTTCTTAAAGAAAACGTTTAAAGAATTAGAAATCCAGTCATATCCTGATAACTTACTCCAACCGTTTGTATATCGCCACACTTCAGCCTGACCGCCGTAACCGATAAATGTGCTGGCTAAATCTTTTCCACCAAGTTCATTATCAATTAAATGAACTTTATAGTTATATGCGAGTCCACCAAGTTTTTGAGTAGAATATTTTCCATCGCCCGCAGATGTCATGAATACTTTTTGAACATTATTACCAGTAAATCCAATGGGTAGAGACCTGCCATCCTCACTTGAAGTTGCCCAAACTATATCCTCATATCCATCTTTATTGAAATCGTACACTACGGCATCATTACCAACCCCACCCAAGTCAACCATTTCAACGCCGAATATTTCTTTAGTGCTATCAATGAAACTTCCATCTACTTGCTGGACGAACGCGACCATTCCATTCAGTGTCGGGGTAGTGACCATTAAGCCACGTGTTACTTGTCCACACCAAAGATTGAATACTAAATCTTTCTTCCCGTCTGTGTGACCAGTTAAGTTTACTGAAAGAGCATTTTGTACTTGGACAATATTTCCGCAAAGTGCGTCATATTTCGCCCTCAGGTCTGGAAGAAGTTGAGGTGTAGTTGCGAATAAAGCAACTGGCGCAACCACTACTGGAACAACAGGTACGACGGGGACTGACGCACCGCCACCTCCGCAGCCTGATAGTGCTAGTGCGAGTGATGATACCAGTAATAGATTTTTCATAGTAGAGGCTCTCTGTGTGTAAGATGTTATTATAACAGACTTTGGATTTAATGTCAACCGTAGGAAAGCCCCAATTAAGGGGCTTTCAATGTCAGTTAAAACTGTTTACTTTGACTTTTTAGTCGAAGATGGAGTGAATGATGGGAACTTTTGTCCGTTGACAAATTCATACATCTTCTCTGCTGTTTCAAGCACTTTGTCAAGTCCTGGAAATTCTGGCATACTAACTGAAGTAACCAATTGTCCTTCGTGATTCTTCGCAGCGGTTAGTTGCCAGCCTGCAAATTTAGCTTGAAAGTCTTCGGTTACCATAGATTTAGCCATACCCAGAACGTCTGCGCGGATCTCATATCCGTTTTTATTAAACTTAACTTCCGGGGTTGCTTGTTTAATGGTGTCTTGAACTGTTTTTGTGAAATCGTTTGTCATTTAATTGCCTCTTTATGTGTGTGAGTGTATATTATATATCTATTTCAAGATATTGTACAGCGTTTATGGAGTAAAGATCCAAGGTAAACGATTTCGTTTACCCATATAATCTAATACAGCAAAATTGCTATCCATACCTTCATTGATGAAAGTATCAAATCCGGGTGTTATTTAATTCAGTGCTAACTTCTGTTTCTTTATCATGTAGTAATTGATTGAAGTAATTAGGAAAATTCTTTTTAAGAGACTCTAGCATTTTAAGGAATGTTCTCATTAACCAAAAATCAAATAAGAAGGGAAAGAACCCGTGTACTATACTTGCGATAGACATTATCATAAGCAAGATCGCTTGTTTAATACTAAATAACAAGTGCCAAATATAAGTAGATAATTTACCACGTTTAATTCCGCTAGCGATGGCCGCCTCAGCTAAATGATTAACATTAATCATAAATCAAGAGATGATTGCCCATCTCGCTTACTGTGATGTTTCTTAAAATATAGCATGTCTTATCTCCTAAGTGTATATTTATGATGTAAAGATCCAAGGTAAACGATTGCGTTTACCCATATAATCTAATACAGCAAAATTGCTATCCATACCTTCATTGATGAAAGTATCAAATCCGGGTGCGTCTAATTCAATGTTAGCTTCCGTTTCACCGTGTTCAGTATGAAAGTGAATTCCATGCTTGGTACACAAATGTCTGATAGCTTTGTTATGGCTTAGACAAACCATACAACCTTTTAAAATGTTATGAGTACGACACCATTGAATACATCGTTTCATTAGTGAATCACCCATGCCTTGGCTCTGGTGTTCTTTAAGAACTGAGAATGCCAGTTCCATACCGTCGGTAGTAGCGATATGTCCTACTGCGATAAACTCCAGTGCGTCATTCTCAATACAAAACAAAATGTGGTGTTCGTGGTCTGCTTCAAACCCAACGCACAACTTATCTAGTATTTCATCCTTGACAGTGAAGCCAAAGCGTAAATGTCTACTTTCCGCGTCAAGTGCTTTCAAATGAGTGCGGTATTTTTCGTACTCGTTAAAAAGTACTCGGCGAACAATATGAGACATTATCAATACCAGAATGATGTGGGATTACGATTGTATCTAGCCGACTTTGCTTCTGCGATTGTCAACATAACTTCCCAAATTGAGTTTAATATTTTTACAATCATACCATCCATCCTTTAGAGAAGGAACGTTTTTGATCAAACTCGCGGGTAAGACGGTCAATGTCGCCGGCATCGTGAGGATTGTTTGAAACAATATATGCTTCTAGTGCTGAACCGTAAGTTTGCGGTTTGTTTAATGATTGGAATAGGCTTTTGACGTATCCAATTATTGGAGTAATTAACATTGTGTGTCCTGTGTGTGTAATTCAAGTTTTACAGACCTTGAAACTGATATTGTATTTATGTTATGAAAGTGGGGATAATAGATTACTTTATCCCCACACTTCACGATACTTTTCCATTGCTATCATTCGGGCAACTTTAAGTCTCGTTTTAACATAATCATCTTGTAAAAGATGCTTGACTTTAACTCGACCATATCCTACATGTAGTGCCAGATCATCTGAACTTGGTATACTGTCGTCGTTATCGTCAATTAAATTACTTAGCTGCGGATGCTGCTGGAGCAACCTTTGGTGCTTCTTTAGCAACGGGTGCTGATGCTGCGCTTTTAGCAGGCGTTGCCTTTTTGTCCTTGCTATGATCTTTCTTCTTAGCCAACTTGACTTCAGACTTTGCTGGAGCGGATGCTGCTGCGACTGGGGCGACAACTGCGGCTGGAGCGACTACTTTAGGAGCATCTGCTGCGAAAGCTGATACTGCGAAGACTGCGGATAATAGTACGATTGCTGATTTCATTTTAGTTTCCTTTAAGTTAATGAATTTGTGAGATTTTTATTCTCTCTATATATAACGCGATAGCACTGTATCTCGTTGACACACATTGGGTAATGTGTCAGTTCTTTACCCGAACATCGGGAATTGATTCCAAGTATGAATGTAGATCACCGTATAGACTCATCATAACGGCAATCTTACTATCATACAGTCGAATGAATGGTTCGTTTTTCTCTCCGGGTTGTTTGCTCACCCCAAGATAATACGGACACTTTATTTTTTTGTTAACCTCGATTAAGAATGGATAGTATCGTCCGGGTTCTGTTTTACCTAGCGGGCACATAAAGAATTCAATGGAAGCAGTTCTGAATGCCAGATCGCCCGAATCAGTTAAACGCAAGCCTGCTTGTCTGTTTGTCATCCACCATTTAGATATAATCTGGTCCATTGGAATATCCAATTCCATAGCTAAATGCTCAGGAAATTGAGCCAGTACCGCTGTGGTAATAACTCTTTTCACTGTCATTAGTCTGGGTAAACGCAGATTCCGTTGTTCATAAACACCACTGTAAACTTAGTAGTTTTAAATTGTATATTCAATTTCCTACACAGATTTCGTGCGTGACCGGGATTGGAGAAACTAGTCTTTTTATATTTAGGAACAGATTCACTATCCAAGTAATGCTGAGATTTTAAATTGATAGGTTGTCCATCATAGAATACTGCCCAGATTCCTGATGCTTCTACGATTTGATCACATTTATATGTAACTTTGTCTACTAACTCTAGTAGAACTTTGGGTTGAGTTCTTGACATTAGAATTTGCCACCGACTATTTCTACTGACAGCTTGGACTCTACCGCTTTAGTTTGACCGGACATTAATTGAATATTATCAGCTAGCATTTTACTTAATTCATCCCTTAGCCCGCGGGCCTCTATGAGTGGCATCACAAGGTCTTTGCTTTGTTTACCCTCAGTATACGCTACTTTATCGATGAATCTCTTAATGTGTATCATTAAGTATTTATCATATTTTTCGCTTCTGTTTCTGTTTTAAAGGGACCTTTATACATATATCGTTGGATAAAGATATACTTTGGACAGAATACTGGCTCGTATTCAGAGCCTTGATTCACCGCGAACCATCCGGCAGCATGATAGCATTTACTTTTTTCACTGGTAGTGAACAAGTGTAGTCGGCGCTTAATATCCAGAATTGAATTGAACGGTGTGCCATCAGTTGGGTACGCAGCGAATGGTAATTGTTTTTCAGTTACTGAAGTGCGGTTCTTCTGAAATTCAATATGAGTTGTTTTCTGAATGGACTTTGTAGTCTTGAAATGAGTTTTCTCACCGTTCAACTTTACTTCATATTCTGAGCCAGAGGCAATAATATTACCTACTTTTTGATGTCCATCTGTGACAATCCAAAATTGATTATTGACTACGGGCTTTGCGATTAGTGTTTTCATTTAAAGGGTCTTTCCAAGTACGGTCCAGATTAATTCATCTAACTCTGTTTGATAATCGTGATTGCCAAGACGCCGCTTTAACCAGATTGATTCTAACAATTCCTTAGCATCAAAGTTTCCTCCTATAGGCAACGATCCGCGTGACTCTAATTCTTCAATTAGGTCGTCTGTGTCAAAGTCAGACAAATCAACATCTACTTCTACTTCTGTATATACTGATACCATTATGTATTCTCCTGAGTTTCTTTAGTTAGCGCACACATCATCATAAAATGGTCGTATGCGTTTTTTACTGCCGGGACAGTTAATAGTTTGTCTGCTTCTTCCTGCATTGCCAGTACTGCGGCGTCTGCTGCGTCTTGTGCTGCGGGCCAAGTTAGCAGATAGATTTCATCTCCGAACTCCTTGGTCAACTTACGCCAAGCAGTAAGTTGACCTTTAGTAAGAGGTGCTCTTGTAGGTCGCATTGATAATGACTCTTGGATAGATTTAGTCACTGCGTCTTTACTGTGTCGGCCAGCAGCAATCATAGGAGCGAATGCCGGAACAACTGGCTGGCGACTTGATCCATTCTTGTACACTGATAAAAGATGATCTCCGTACCCAAGACTTGCTGAGAAATCATTATCGTACTCAGAGATTGGCACATACTTGCCGTTTACTTTTTCAAAGAAGATTTTCTTCATATCAAGTCCACAGAGAGTCACGAGCCTTGACCAGTCTGATCATCATCATTTCATCTTCCTTTTCGTATGCTCGTTCGATCTTAGTAGACAGATCAAGGGCTTTACGAGTTTCTTTCTTTTCAGCAGGGGTACGGTCATTCCACATGAAGCCATCTTCTTTGTGAGTTTCTCGGCGTGAATCGCAAATAGCACTCCAACCACTTACGTCATATGGATCAGGACGATTAGGATACACTTGCGTCCACCAGATGTAAAGTTCTTTAAGTTCTTTGGCGCGTTCTGCTTGTCCAGTGGGCTTGCCAAAGTTAGGATCATCTTTGCCAATGCCGAAGTCTTCACCAAACTTCAATGCCATTGCCCAGTCAAGATGATCTAAACCTGCTTGTGCGCAACGCCATGTGCGCCAGCGGAACCATCCGGTTGCGTAGAACGGAGCATTGTATTTCGCACTTGCCTCTTTGTCTCCCCAGGCAATGTGACTCCACGCGGATTCAATTTCGATAAAATCAACGAGTTCATTAAACAAACAAGGTAAGAACCGATTGCCCACATCGCGCCACTGACCTGGCTTAATATCGCGAGGGTGAGCGGTAAGAGAGTGAGTGCGAGTGACATATCGGTTGTTAATGTAATATTTGAGGTCATAAATTTTCCTAATAGGATAAGTGACAAAATCTTGAAGGTAGCCGAGGCCATCTTCAGTGATCCAGTAACGGATTGGATGGGTGTCTTTAGCAGCTTTTTCCCAATCGTACCATTCTTTGCTTGTGCCGGCACCTAGTTTATTTGTGCCGCGAAGCCAATCTGCGAACTTTGAACAAGTCCAGTAATTTGAATGTGATGCCATGTGATTCCTTGATGTATTTATTATATGTGTATATTATACTCTATTAGAGTACAATCACCAATCTCTTTGGGCTATTTTTGCCTCGGAATATATCTTTTTTAGAATTTTCCAAATTGGTTGCCATAGACATCCTACTATACATCCATAGATAAACGGTGCTATTGAATTTATGAATTCAGTCATACACTTCCCAAGTATTTGTTTTGCTATCCCAATGTCGAGAATCATTGATATTAAATATAAAATCCCAACTAAGCAGACTGAATGAAATTTCTAATCCCGCGTGATCTTGTCGTGATGTCAGACTAAAGAAACACCCAATGATTTCCCTGTTGCGCATAACTTCAAATTCATAGCACTTATACTCAGTAATCTTTCCAGATTTAGAATACACATTTTCAAATCGTTTACTGAAGGGGTTGCTAATACTAAAACTAAGATAGAGCATGTTTGTTTCCGTGTTTTGCTTTTCGTTGAAATTTATTCTTAGCAACCACGATCTTAGGTTTAAACGGAGTATCCTCAGCAAACAACATAAAGTGTACTCTTGTTTTGGGCTTACTGACGACAAATGATAATAATTGTTTCTTCATAATACACGAATTATAGCACACATTGACCCAATTGTCAAGCTAAATTTATCGATTTGCTGCGTCAGTGAGTAACATATGCCTGCCTTTGTCACCTAGTACCTTGTCAAGGATTTCGCTGGTGCGTTGAAGCATTGCGCAGGCCAACATAAGGATATCATCTTCATTGTCGCACATTAGTATTTGCTTGTCAATGGGCAGCATTAACTCTGCCATTCTGTCTAATTTATCATTCACAATGAAAAGCTAATGTTCTTAATTGACTTAGTTACAAAGCTGCGCCACTCTGAAATTTCAGTATCATACACTCTAATGCTGGTAGTTGACTCTTTGCGTGCTGGCTTGTCAGTGGCTTCTTTAATGACTACCGCTGGTAATAGCTCAGGCTTCAATGTACAGGTCATTACTCGCTCGGTGCCGTCTACTTTAGTAAAGGTAACTACGGCGGTACCGTGAAGCAGCACGCCTTTAAGCCATACACTTAGTTTTGACCATTCATCGTCAGTCCAATCAGCAGTAGGCGAATATCCATTTGGCATAATATCACTCATTATCTTTCCAATTTGTAAAAAAGTTTTTCATTTTAAGTTCCTCGTCCCAGGACTTGGTGTAATCATTGTCAATATCGCACATTTTCAATGCCTCTTCCTTAGAGACAACACGATGTGATACAATTTGTTCACCTAGATGTTCTTGACTGAATTCAGTTGCTTCATTCATTGTCACAGTGTCCAGTGCCCACAGTGCTTTGTCTTTACCATAGTTGTCAGTACCAACGGGTACTTCAACCATATATCGTGCGCGAAATGTTGATACTGCTTCTACCAGCACCCACTGAGTTTCAGGTTTCTTTTTAGTCAATGAGTACGATCCGTCTTTATTATCGGCCCAATCTAGCGTATCACCGATATCCCATCCTAGTGATTCACATAGGCCTTCAGGGAAAGGCATGATCAAGTCACCTGAGGCAGGATCTTCTTCTAAAGTAACTGTAAATTTTTTACCCATCATTTTTCCTAGTTAACTAACATTCTAAATAAACCAACACTATCAATAGATACCAGTAGCAAATAATTGGCTAGCATCCCAAATGATTTTCTCGTATAAGAAGCCCACAAGTACAAAGAACAACCAATAATCCATACAGGATACATATAGAGTAAAGGCGGATTTGGTACAGTGATCGCCATTGTGAGACTACAACCAACCGATATTGCCCAAGCCAACACTTCAACGACAAAACGAAGAGGGTGAGTTCTATAGTCATCTTTGATCCAAGTGCCAATATTTAATAAAATGTCGTTCATCTAAATGTGTTCAATGCCGGGTGATATTGTCGTATGTATTCAAGTTCACGCAAGTGAGCAGGACCTTTACCGCGCACAATTTCTAACAATCCGTATGTAAATGCCTCAGAACCATATTCACGGATACTATTACATAGTCCCCAATCTTTGGCTTCAGCATTCGCACGTTGAACGTGTTTTTGTATGCGGCGTTTTAATGCTGCTCTAACAGTAGTGCTTATAACAGCAATACCAATGTATTGCTCTTCAGTTAAAACGTTAGTTATAACATAAATTGCGTGATTGGTGTCAGTCCTGCGCTTGCGCTTGCGGGCAGCAACAATTTCGTTTTCTGGTTGTATTATTTCAGTGTCATTCATCACTTATTTATGATACAATCGTAACGCTCTTTGTTGTTAAGTATCTATTATAACACCAAACTGATTTAATGTCAACCTCTGTAACACCAAGTAATTGAATTATATTTGCCTACCTTACGGGCCCGGACCTTAGCCTTGCGCTCATTTCGTTGAAGGAACAATAGTGTCCATGATGTTGAATATGTCATTGTGTTCCTACTTGTTGCTGTTTAAGTATCTATTATATCACCAAACTGATTTAATGTCAACCCTTTTTCATTGCGTAAGCCAAAGAGTCTGTTAGCACTTTTTGTTGTTTTTCTACAACATCTGCTTCCCAAGGTAATTGAAGGTACTGTTCCATGCTCAATGATTCAGGAATTCTGTATTGTGTATTATTCCAAGTATAGATTCCATGCCTGGACACACTTAATAATCCAGTATGTATTTGATTCACATGTATTAATTCATGTATCAATACAATTGGAATTTCAGCTAAAGAAAGAATACTATTAATACTAATTCTATTTTTGAATCTATGTTCAACCGCAGTATTACCATGTACTGATTCACCTAACCATGCAATTCGTATTATCAATTCATTCGGTAATGATATGATATTTGAAGCTGCCGCACATAGTTTAGAGATTATAATCTCACGAGATAAATTATAATCATCGTTTTGATATATAAATCTAGTTAACATTAATGTATTTAACAGGTAACGGAAGCCGGACGAGCCGGCTTCAGTAAGATAGAGAACAGATGCGTACTTTCGCAGAGGCATCTGCCGTGTTACAACTATTTAGCTTATTCAGCCAAATCGTAGCGACTGTTCATCACTGCCTTAAGCATGATAGCTTCTGGAGTGAAAGCGTCTGGGTCAGCACCCAATACACTTGCAGCGATTGCTGGACTGAAGCCAGAAACAAGAGCAGTGCCCTTCTTATCAAACTTCACAGGAACGTTGTTACCAGCGTTCAAGTTCCAGAACACTACTTTTGGTAGTGCGTAACCAGCTGCTTCAAACTTGCGTTCGATCATTTCCATTGCGCTGTCATCATTCTTAACGCAAGAGTTAAACTGCATGTCCGAGAAGATGATCAAAGTTGCTGGCATGTCTGCTTGAGCAACACTGTTCTTCACCGCGGTGTTGAGGATCACATTAAATGCGGCATGCAAGTTAGTGCTCATAGCCCAATCAGTAGCGACCATTTGGTCGATCTTTTCGTTGATAGCACCCTTGAGGGTAACCAACTGAGGCTTGTCACTAAAGGTCAACATGCAATCCTTAAACGCACCCTTGTTCTTATCAGCAAAGTACAGACCCAAAGAGACTGCAATTTCCAGACAAGTAGTAGTACCAGTTTGACCTGCTTTACAAGTCATTGAACCTGATACGTCAACAAGAGGCAACACGCTAGCATCACCAACATAGTTAGGCAATGCGTTCCATTGCGCTTCAATCACATCCAACTCGGTCTTAGACCAAGAAGCACTGTAACCAGTGATACGACCCTTCAATACATCATGCGGAAAGATTGCGTTAGCATTGATCTTTACGCCTGCTTCGCCCTTGACGAGCTTAGTCACGTATTCAGCGTAGGTAGTACCATGACGACCAAAAGCCTTCTTGTAACGCGAATGCGCAACAGATGGAACATGCGAGAAGTTGATAACATCCCATGAGCCTGCGCACATTTGAGTTTCAACAACTTGAGTCATGTTAACCAACGACTTACGGTACTGCTTAGGAGTCATGCCGAAAAACTTACGAATTTCAACAGCAGTGTCACCCTTGCGAGGTGTCCACTTAGCAGCAAGGCCGTTCTTCACACGAAGGGCATCGCCCAACATTGTGTATGCTTGTGCCTTAAGAGGTTCAGTCTTAAAGACAAACAAGTCATCCCAACGACCAAGCTCAGGGACCTTGACCATCAAACGGCTAGCGTCTGCTGGGTTAGTGTTTTCCAAGTGAGTCAATACTTGACGGAAGATTTCACGTTCACCTGAACCGCCGCGCACATCACGAACCCATTGCACGATGCGCAATGCGAGGTCACTGTTCTCGACATAAGCCGCAGTGAATTGGGGGATAATGTTTTTACCACGGCTTGCGCCAATGGCGAAAAACAAGTCAACACAGGCGTTAGCTGTTGACGAACGTGCCTTCATACCGTTTGCGGTACGAGCTTCTTGATTACCGATTGCTTCTGCGAATTTCATAATTTTCTCTTTCTTTAACAGGTTAATACTAGTTTAGTGTCCTAGCAGACAGCCAGGTGTTTGTGTTGCTGAAGTTAACCTAAATTTAACAGGATAGTTATCTACTTTTTTCTTTTATCGAGGGGAACTGTCGAAACCACTCTATCTACTTTGTCTGGAGTTTGATGTCCAGGTTAAAAGTAGCAATCCAAGTTGATTAATTTGATTGCTGCACCTATCCTAAATCTCAGTGTCTAAGCGTTAATTATAGCTTAGTTTTGATTACTTGTCAAGTGTTTTTCAACAATTGATTTCCATCGTTTACCCAAAAAGTCTAAATAAACTCTTGGGGTTAATGCTTTACCGTACAACCCGATTGCCCAAGCATCGTTGATTTCCACCAAAGCGGTGCCACCAGTTGACAGTCTCCCTACATCCAATGTGTAAGGATGATTTATCGGCATAGCCTCAATCATTTGATTGACTACATCTATCTCTGGTGCTAATGCTGAATCAGGACCATCGTCATATCTTGCTGACCCAATGATCTTATTGTCATCGATATAATATCGCCATTCACTATGAAAGTCTACTACATCGCTGATACACAATAATGTCTTATTGTCCGCTGACATTACGATATCCCACTGCTCTTGATCATGTTCATCATAATCTTCCCGCTTTTTAGTAGGATAAAATACAAACCCGTTGAACAATTTTACTTGATATGCTGGTTTGATGAACACGGGTGTCTCTATTGCTTGAGAAGTATACATTATGCGAATATAAGGTGCACTGCGTACTTTAAGTTTTCTGTGTAAGAATTCTTCTAATTCGTCGGGATATGAGGACCACCCGGGTGATTCTATATCCATGATAGAGAAACATTCTCTTACAAACTCTACACTACCGACGGGCATTAAATCCCCTCGTAGTAATTCAGTCTTGAAGTCAAAGAGTGTTTGTAACATTCCTAAACTTGTACGATGTACCTTTATATCAGATAGCATACATGCTTGACTGATAGTTCTGGTTTCGTATGTACTAATGTCTTGTAATAGAACTTGCATATTTTAACAGGATGATAGTAACCGTTATTTTATTTTCTGGTCGCACTGTCCCCTGTATGTTGGTTCAGTTACTGCGACCCTATCAACATTCATGTTGACTATCTAGTAATTGTGTCTGCTACTAGCAACATAGGATGTCTTTCCATTCTGTCATTCATTCCTTGAGCGTCTAGTTGCCTAGAAGTATTGCTACTGTCCTACGACCGCTTTCTATGTAATTACGTTAGTATTTTAAATGCTGAACTCATCCTAGTAAGTGACTATTATAACTTACTTTCGTGTTGTTGTAAACACATTTTGGGTAAATTACAATGTTTCGTAATCTTCTTTACCCACGCCACATTCCGGGCATAGATAATCATCAGGGAGCGTATCCCATGCGCCTTCTAGTTCTTCATCGTGGACATGACCACATACAATACAAACATGATCCATTACATTGTCCCCAGTACTTGTGTATATGCTTCAGCGTGGCGCTTCTCTACTTTAGTCAGAGCAGCAAAACGTTTTTCTGCTTTTGCCAATACAGCTTTGAACTGAGCAGCATGTTCTTTTGATTCAACGATCTGTCCTTGAAATTCAGAGAGAGCTTCAGTGTTCTGTTCTTGTTGAGCAGCATATACATAGCTAGGATACATTGCAGTAAACTCATATGTCTCGCCTGCGATTGCTTTTTCTAAGCATTCCTTAGTAGAAGGTTTACCGATAAGCAAGTCTAGATGACCCCAGGCATGGAGTATCTCTTGATCTGCTGTATGCTCAAAATGTTGGGCAATTTCTTCGAAGCCTTCTTCGCGGGCGATGCGTGCAAAATAACGATATTTTACATGAGCAATTGATTCACCAGCTAAAGCATTTTCTAAGTTTTGTAATGTAACTGACACATATTTCCTTTAATTATTATCTAATTTTTGACTGACGAATGAATAGGACCTAATAAATACATTGGACTAGTGAATCCAGTCCAGCCTTCAAATCGTCCAGTGTTGCTAGTTTGATGAAATCTTGAATCAACTGAATTCTTAATACTATTTAAGCCATGTTCCCAACTTTGATAATATCTGTGATACGGTAAATGAGTAAATATCCATGCATCATTAGTACACCAAACTAGGCTAGTAGGCTTATCAGCTTGAAACTTCTTGATATTCCAATCCGGATAAACTAAACTCCGCACGAGTTTATTGTAGAGAACTTTCTTACCAGGGGCATTAGAATCCCAATCTACAATGTGTACTAATTCAGGATTTTTAATAAAGTATTCATACACCAGTCTAGCTTGAGCATGAGCCAATTCAGGAAAATCAGGGGTCCAATAAAATAATTCAGCAGTTCGATTGTTGACACCATCGATACATCTTGTATTTGCTAATTTATCTAGAAAGTACGAATACAAATTTCCGTCCTTATATCTTACTTGCGGTTTATCTACTCCCCAGATAATCGCAGTGCGCTTACCAGCATCTATCATGGAACGCTCTTTTTCTCCGATGACCGTGAACTTACGGAAAACGCCCGGATTTAAATGATCGTTGACACTATTCCAATCTGCTTCTGTAACTTCATCATTAATATCATCACTCCAATCATACACTGTGATTTTAATATTAGGGTAAGTCTTCGCAATATAATCAAGGTCAGGTTTGATATTCAATTCCCATTCGCTTAATATATTACCAGCAGAAGTATTAGTTGATACAGTGAATAAGTCACTAGTTGCCTTTAAGGGCCATCGTACTAATATTTCATCCACGTTAATATTCTCTTCAATGAAGCTACGTAAAACTGTCCAGGTGTCACTACCGCCACTATAGCTCAGAATTAAATAATCATATTTCTCCCGCAATTGACGGGCGCGTTTTCGATATAGCACCCGGATATCTTCAGTCTG